ACAAATTTAGAACATGGACAGTGATAAACAAAGTAGAAATCACTTGGTTTTTAATCGGTTTGTTTATAGCATTCGGGCTTGATTCTTTAGCCACTGGCAGTTTAATTGGCGCTGGTGTTAATTTTGGTCTAGCTTGGATCAACTATCTATTAAGAAAGATCTAATATCAAAACCTAATCGTATCCTACGAAGGTAGGATATATATTAGTAACAGTTTTCACTGCACTTATCTATTGTCTAGCTCCTAGTGCGGTGACCTCAAAGCCCAGGTAGAAATACCCGGGCTTCTTTTTCAGGTTGCAATCCAATTCCATTGAAGGTATAATAATAGTATGTTAACCTATCCGCACGTCGAAGACTATTTGGAATACCTTGGTGGTTATGAAGTGGGCCTTACTGCTTTAATAACCCCGCACAGCGTGAATAGAATAAGCCTGGCTCGCTATGATATAGCCATAGTAAACAGCATGGCATCAACGACTGTGTTTGGCACAGCACTTACAGATAAACAAGCAGAACTAGCGGTTAAACTGGTATTAAAGTACCGTCGTCAGTTCGCCAAGATGGGTATAGATGTAGGTCCAGTTGAAGCACCTGTGTTCCGCATGGCTCCACGCAAGATGGATAGGACTCGAGCAGTTTGGTTAGATGGTGACCACATAGTAGTCAAGTTCCCCTATGACAATGACTTGATCAAAGAGCTACAAAACTTCAGAGAAGCCAGCCAAGGCCGAGCCTGGTATGATCGTGATAAAAAACTATGGAACTTGGCCATAACAGAATACAATGTCAATTGGATAGTGCCTTGGGCACAAGCTAAGGCCTTTGATCTAGATCATCAGGTGCAAGAGCTATTAGCTAAAGTATTAGAATGCGAACAGCAACTTTATGAGATCAAACTGGTCCAACAGGGTAGTGACTATATTATTACTAATGCATCAACGAGTTTAATCGAGTATATAGAAGCTCGTGGTGGTTTTGGTCGAGATAACCTGGTCAAGTTAATCGACTATGCTGGCTTATGTGGATACGATATAGATGATGAGATTAAAGACTACTGCATGGAACATTATCCTACTGCATTAGTAGCCATTGGTAGTAAGCACAGCATACACTTACCGCCAAGCCCCGCACACTTGAACATGATATTCGACTATGCTGAGATAACAGATCGTTATCCCATCTGCATTTATAATCCTACCCTGTTTGAAATAGATCTTAGTCGCTTTGAAGAAGAAGAGATTGTCAGATTTGACAGAAATGGTAAAACAAAGACTAGCGATTATGATCCGTATCGTGTTAAAGTAGTGTATGCTGGAAAGATACCGTCAACCTGGGACTTTCCTGTGCCGTTGATGGTCACAACATTTGAGATGATGTTTGGTGGACGTAAGATGGACTGGACACGTAGAGCAGAAAAGATCATCTACTATGGCGCAACACAAATAAGAGAATATGACTAATGGCACTAGCTAGACTGATAATTAAAGATGAAGTTAATGTAAAGATAGAAGGCCTAGACTTACATGAACGCAAAGAACTCAGCAATATGTTCAAGTATGAGATACCTGGTGCACGTTACTTGCCCGCAGTAAGATTAGGCAGATGGGATGGCAAGATAGCATTCTTCCAAATGGGTGGTAGCACCTATGTTAATCTATTACCAGAGATCATTCCGTATCTAGACAGTCAAGGATACCATTTAGAACTAGAAGATCTACGTGATTATAAAACACAGTATGACTTTGAAGAAGTGACTGAAGACACATTCAAACATATCATGTGGCCCGATAAACATCCTATGGCAGGGCAACCAATTGTCCTACGTGATTATCAAGTTGAGATCATTAACAAGTTCCTTGAGAATCCGCAATGTCTACAAGAAATTGCCACAGGTGCAGGTAAGACATTAATCACAGCCGCATTGAGTTATTGCTGTGAGCCACATGGTAGAACTATTGTCATTGTTCCAAACAAATCATTAGTTACACAAACAGAAGATGACTATAAGAACATGGGATTAGATGTTGGAGTCTACTTTGGAGACCGTAAAGAGTTTGGTAAGACACATACAATCTGCACTTGGCAAAGTTTGAATATCCTGCTCAAAGGATCACGTAACCACGAAGTAGATATCACCATAGGTGAGTTCCTACAGGATGTAGTCTGCGTCATGGTTGATGAAGTGCATATGGCCAAGGCAGATGCGCTTAAAACTCTGCTTACTGGTGTAATGGCACACGTACCTATCCGCTGGGGATTAACCGGCACAATACCTAAAGAAGACTATGAATTTGTCAGCCTAAAGTGTAGTATAGGTGACGTTATTGGCCGGTTAAGTGCCAGTGAATTACAAGAGCAGGGTGTATTAGCCAACTGCCATGTAAACGTCCTACAGTTAGTTGATCATGTAGAGTATAAAGATTATCAGAGTGAGTTACGATATCTATTAGAGACAGAAGCTCGATTGGATTATATCGCCAAGTTGGTAGAGTCGATCCGTAAGTCAGGTAATACCTTGGTCCTAGTAGATCGTATAGCACCAGGTAGGGCATTAATAGAAAAGATTAAAGATGCAGTATTCGTGTCAGGAGGCACTAAAGCAGATGATAGAAAAGAACAATATGACGACATTGCGACGATGGACGATAAGGTTATTGTCGCCACTTATGGGGTTGCTGCTGTTGGTATCAATATTCCTCGTGTTTTTAACCTTGTGCTTATTGAGCCCGGTAAGAGCTTTGTTAGGGTCATCCAAAGTATCGGGCGTGGCATCCGTAAAGCGGAAGATAAAGACTTCGTCCAAATCTGGGACATAACCAGCACCTGCAAGTTTGCCAAAAGGCACTTAACCAAAAGAAAGCAATTTTACAAGGAGGCTAACTACCCATTCGTTGTTGAAAAGACCGATTGGCAGTAATTTATGTATATACTAACCCTAGAAAACACCGCGTATGAGATGAATGAGATTCCAGATGAAGTCGAGGATCTACGTTTCGCTATATTAGACAATAGTGATCCAAAGAATCCAGACTACTTCTTTATACCATTAATCTTTTTAGAAAGTTTTAACAGCCCGGCGTTGGTATTACGCATTGGTGGTAATCTAGTTAAGATGCCTGTGGATTGGCAGATACTTATCGGCGAACCGGACTTTGGTGACCTAGAAGTTATTCCACTAACATCAATTAACGATCGTGGATTCAGCGTGTTCTGTTTTAATCCTTTAGACAGTTTTAAACCAGAGTTCCATCCAATTGAGATCGTAGACATCTATCAAGATGTTAAATGGTATTTCCCAAAACTACGCCCAGGACAGATGTTGGCAGTGCCAATCAATGACGGAGCACATCCACTGTGTGCTTATTTCGTTAAAGATATCAGTCGACAAAGCGAAGTGGTTGACTACGGTAAAATATGGTAAGAAAGGTGTTAACGATGTGGAGACTTTGGGCTAAAGCTCTTGGGCAAAAAGAAGGTATCACGGATAGTGAAGCAGATGTTGTTGCGGCGATCAGGACAGCGATAGTAGCACTATATATCGTTACTAACCTGTTTATCATAGCTGGTATTTTGAGGCATTGGAATGGGTAACCTAAAACCAGACACAACTTATATCTACGAAAGTCCCGATGGTGGATTAACTACCTACGCTCGTGAGTTTGGCGCACCACCAGAATCTCGCATAATGATCGGGCAAAGCTGGCAGGCTAAAGAATTGGTTGAACAACGTATGTGGACGGATATCTACAAGCACAGAAATCGAAATACTGCTTTACAACATGCGGTGGAAGAATGTATAATTATATATAAGCTCTCCGAGGATTATACAGATGGCATTTAACGCAGACCAATTTAAGAAGAAAAAGAAACGAGCCGTGGATCCAAATGCTCCACCACGCCCAAACTTGCTTAGCCAAGATAAAAAACTACGTGAGACCACTGAAGCATTTGGTAAGCTACACGACCTAGTGGCCAAACAACAGGCTGCTTTGGATGACCTACAATCTAAATACAACCGTATGCAACAGAGTGTAGATCAATTGATTAATTACCTAAGAAAGAATAAATGAGTTCAAGTTTAGAAATCAAATATGAGATGCAGGCATTTGATCGCAAAGATCGTGCTTACTATGACAATTTTACAGATGAAGATCGAAAGAAGTTTTCAACTTATCTTATGCTGAAATATGGGGCTAACGTCGGCGGCAATAAAGATCTACAGGCCTACTATCTAATGGCCACAAATGAACGTGTAAACAAACATTTCTTTGAGCTGGGCAGTAAACATACTAAACTACAATGGCTTACCTGCACCACAGTCAGTCCACAGATGGGCGCACAGTTCCACTATTGGCTTAATGCTAAAAAGAAAGAGGGAGATAACAAAAGCCAAAAGTTCTTGGCCAAGTTATATCCTAATATGAAATCTGATGAAATAGACCTAATGGCAAAAATCAATGATAAACGAGATATTGCAGACATGGCACGAAACCTCGGACTTGATGACAAATCAATTAAAGCCGAGCTATAAGTGCCGATATTGTAGTAAAGAGTTCCGCAAGGAGTCGACCCTGGCCGCGCATCTTTGCGAAGAAAAACGTCGCTGGCAGGAAGAAAAAGAAACTGGTGTGCAGTTTGGACTTCAAGCATATCTACGCTTCTATGAACTAACACAGGGTTCGGCAAAGATGAAGTCATACACAGACTTTGTTGCCAGTCCTTATTATCGTGCGTTCGTTAAGTTTGGTCGACATATGGTAGGTATACGTGCTGTTAATCCTAAGATGTTTATTGACTGGGTGATCAAAGAAAATAAAAAACTTGATCATTGGTGCCATGAGCGAGTTTATTTAGAATATCTAAAACAGTATATGCGTAAGGAAGCAGTCCAAGATGCACTTGAACGTGCCCTAAAGGAGATGCAGGATTATGCAGACGAACATGGAGAGTTTAAAAATGGATTTAGTGATTATTTTAGGTTTGGCAATCCTAATAGGATTTGTCATCACATCGCTAATGGTAGGGTTAGTCCTTGGATTGTTTATAATTGTGATTCCGGTGTTGACTTTCTTGATGCTCTTAACGATGATCAAATTGGTCTTATTCTTCCTTGGATAGATCCAGAATATTGGCAACGAAAATTTAAAGACTATGTGGCGGACACTGAATGGGTGAAACAAATATTGAAGGAGGCGAACTTATGATCGCTGATGAATTACGAGAGTTATTTGATGAAATAAAAAGTGAAATAATGTTAGTGCGCACAGACATAACCTTGCTCAATCATGATCTAATGCAGATCAGGGAACAATTAGATCGTATCGAGAATACTGCTAATAGACAACCCCAAGAAAGCATAGGTATAGCACCAGGCACTCCGCCACCAGACTTCCTACCACCGGAGATGATGTGAAGTTCCAATCAGACATTGACATAGACTTTGCTGATCGTCAACAGGTATTAGACTTGTTAAACGTCACACCAGCTAGCATCATACGTGATGGGAAGTCGGTCAAGCACAATACAGGAGTATACGCTACAGATATACCTGTGGATCCATTCTCAGGATCTGCTAGTTTGGATTATCAAGCGGCAGAAGATCGTGGTTATATGAAGTTAGACTTGCTGAACGTCCATGTTTATAAACAGGTTAAGAGTGAAGAACACTTAGTCAAACTCATGCAAGAACCAGATTGGACCAAGTTATATGATAGTTCAATATGTGCGCAGTTAATCCACATCAACAATCACTACGATACACTATTAAAAATGCCAGAGCCTGTGGATACTATTCCTAGACTGGCCATGTTCCTAGCCGTGATTAGACCCGCAAAGCGGCACTTAATAGGTAAGACTTGGAAGGAAGTTGCTGCGGATGTTTGGACTAAACCTAGTGATGATGATTATTACTTCAAAAAAGCTCATGCGATTAGTTACAGTCAGTTAGTAGTGGTAAATCTTAACCTACTTTGCGAATCAGTGTGATACTGCGACGTTTACTGCGTTTCTGTGATATTTCTTTAAGACTTATGTAAGGACCATGTTTGATTTCCACGTCCTTGCTGTTGAATGTTTTCAAACAAACTCGGAATTCCACCCAATCCTGCTTTAGGAACACGTTGATAGGCACTAGCCTATTACTTTCCCACCACCATTGATCCGCTAGTTCTAAGTATGCTGTCTTCTGTGCTAGAGTGCGTAGAGCCGCATAGTCATAGATCGTAGTGATGATTTCATCTGAATTCTGTATGATGCCAATATAATCGTTGCCGCCATAGGTTATATAGCTGATAAACGGGTATTGGTCTAAGAGTGTCTTGTAACTGTCTTCCATTGAGATGCGATAAATACCTTATAAGAGATCGAGACCAAAAGTGCCTACAATCACAAGTTATTTATATCTTCAAAAAGTCAACATAGAAGTTTTGGACTTCTCTGATCCCACATTAAAACCGAGGAACCGACCCGTGTATGCACGCCCAATAAAAGTTTATCAAGGCATAGATAATCCTATGCAGTTAATAGTTAAGAATCAGGATCAAAAACCCGCAAATCTGGTAGGCTACAGTGTGCGTATCGACATACAAGACCCTGCAAATCAATTGACTGCTTACAGCTTCACTGCTAATGCCAGCAGTTCTTATAGTAATCTGGTTGCAGGAACCACCACAGTGTTGTTTACAGCCAACGTGGTCAACAGCCTAGATCAGAGATTTTACAAACTTACTACAAGATTGATCAAAACATCAGACAGCACAGAAACTCCTTTGTATATTGACGACAACTATAGTGTGCCTTTAGATCTAGAAGTGTTACCGGCTTACTACTCAAGCACAGTAGCAGTCCAAAATCTAGGTGAAACTATCATTGACCCAGGACTACTACCTTAATGGCTATTACCTACTCTAACGTTCAAGTTACCAAAGTATTAACTCTACGTGGTAATACCATACAGAACAATCGCTACACTGGTTTGCCTGGTGAGCTGACAGTCGACACTGAAGCAAAGACTATCCGCATACACGATGGCGTCACACCCGGTGGCAACACAGTCCAAGGCAGTGGTGGGACATCATACGGTAACGCCAATGTCAAAGTATACCTAACAGCATTTGATGGTAATATCAGCCCTAGTGCTAATAGTGTTTACAGTCTAGGCAGTATCACCAGCCAATGGAAACATCTATACGTCAGCAGTAATACTATCTATATTGGTGGTACAGCACTAACGATCGCCAATGGTAATCTAACAGTTGGTGGTAACGCAGTCACTGGCACGGGTGGTGGCAACGTAGCTAACCTATGGAATGCTGGACAAACACTGAGCCTAAACAGTGTTGGCAACGTGACATTCCCAACAGGTGCCAGCATCGTCAATGGTTACCCAGGACCTGACGGAGAAGTTGGCGGTGGTCAGAGTTGGTTCGTAACATCCAATATTGCTGGCGGAGTCGCCAGCTCAGATGGCAAACAATACGTGCAGGTAGACAATGGTGGCACTATATACATAGGCACTAATTATACTGCTAATACCGGAAACAATTGGATGTTTAGCCAAAATGGTATCATGTCGTTACCGTATAGTAATTATATACAGACCATTGATACCAACATGACCGTTGGGACGCAGGGCGGATTTACTTTCATTAGTAATGCCGCAGGTGGCGCCACTAATTATAATTGGACCTTTGGCCAAAATGGTAGATTGACATTCCCAGATACCACAGTCCAACAGACAGCATTCAGCAACACAGCACCTATCATCACTGTATTAACTGCCAACAGCTATCAACAACAGGCACTGATTGGCAACTTACAAGCCAGTGCTTATAGTAACGTCAATGTTGCGGCTTACTTAACAACTAACAGTTATCTAACAAGTAATACAGCTAACTTGGTTAACTATGCTTATGCAAGTAACGTAACCACAGCTAACACTGGCATCAAAGGTTATGTTGACCTAGCTAACTCAATCCAGTCAGCTCAGATAAGTGCGGCCAACGTAGGTATAATTGGTTACATCGATCAAGCCAATACAATTCAATCAGCTCAGATAGGAGCGGCTAACTTAGCCATCACAGCAGCCAACGTAGGTATGAAAGGTTATGTTGACCTAGCCAACTCAATACAATCAGCTCAAGTAGGAGCTGCCAATTTAGCCATTACAGCGGCAAATGTAGGTATCATTGGTTATATTGATAGAGGTAATACTATCGTTACTGCCGGAATAACCACAGCTAATACTGCGATGAAAGGCTACGTTGACAGCCAAACATTCTACAGCAATGCTCGTGTAGCAACGTATCTACAGTCAGGCAATATTGCCAATATCTCAGCGGCCGGTAACGTCACTGCTACTTACTTCTTAGGTAATGGCACACTCTTAACTGGTGTTGCTACTAAAACAACTGGTAGCTGGACAGTGACCACTGGTACCAACACCTACAGTTTCACTATTCCGGATCAAGGCACATATCAGTTGTCGGTGATTGGAAATATACCCAATGGAATTATCGCATATAATGCCACGGCTACCATTACCAACAGCAATGTGCCTGTTGTGGGTGCTCAGTATGCTTGGGTCTACAACGGTGGTGGAACGCCCATCGACTTTACCAGCATACCCAATCAGTTTACAGGCACTGGAAACACCATAGTTCGTAGCAATGTTGCTCCAAGTGCAACTACCAATAGATTTGACTTTGGCATCAACAACACCAGCGGCGGTAATGTTACTGTGTCATACGGTTACGTCAAGATATCATGATGATCCAAGATGTAACACTTAAAGGTTGATCTAACCAAAAGTTTAGTGTATAATATAGTATATGCTGAATATCGTAAGTGACTTTATAAAAGGTATTTTACCTGCAAAAAAGAAAACCACACCAAGTGGTTGGACCAGTTTCAACGCACCTTGTTGCGTCCATAATGGTGAGTCAGCAGATACCCGTGGACGTGGTGGCCTAACAGCCAATCCAGATGGTAGCGTGTCTTTCCATTGTTTCAACTGTAACTTCAAAGCCAGCTATCAACCAGGTCGTCACCTAACATTCAAATTCCGTAAACTACTAAAATGGTTGGGTGCTGATGACACTGATATCAAACGCCTGGTTATCGAAGCTATCCGTGTCCGTGAATTGGTTAATCCAGAAGAGGTAAAAGCAGAAGCCGAAGAAGAAAAAATTGATTTCAAAGCTCGTGACTTACCAGAATCCGCAGTCAGCTTCCGTGCTATGATGACACATCATCTACTAGATGATTTTAAGAATGTTCCAGGACTATTAAATTCAGCAGTCAACTATACCAATCTGCGCAAGATGGACTATGATAGGTATGACTTTCTTTGGACAGACTCGACAGAACACAGCCTACATCAGCGTGTGATCATTCCGTTCATCTGGCAAGGCCGGACCATTGGTTATACTGCCCGTGCTGTCACTGATGGAGTTAAACCAAAATACTATAGTAGTTATGAACCAAATTTTGTATTCAATACCAACAATCAACTGCCAGACAGCAAGTTTGTCATAGTCTGTGAAGGACCATTTGATGCTATGAGCATAGATGGTGTAGCAGTGTTAAATAATGAATGTAATGAAACACAAGCAGACATTATTGAATCCTTGGGCCGTGAAGTAATCGTAGTAGCCGACAAGGACCGGGCTGGCGCTCGGATGATCAATAACGCGATTGAATATGGTTGGTCAGTTAGCTTTCCTGTATGGTTAGAAACCTGTAAAGACGTAAATGAAGCCGTGGTAAAATATGGCAAGTTGTTTGTGCTGAAAACTATCTTAGATAGTAAACAGACGAGTAAACTCAAGATTGAACTAATGAAAAAGAAACTGTATAATTAAATATATGAGCAAAGAATATTCCCCAGAACTACAGAAACTATTTTTAGAAATGATGCTAGAAGACGCACAGAGTTATGTGCGTGTGCAGAACATCTATAATGCAGAAAACTTTGATCGTAGCCTACGTGAAGTGGCTAAGTTTATCAAAACTCACACTGACGATCATAAAGCCATGCCCACACATGAGCAGGTCAAGGCAGTCACAGGTGTAGACTGTAAACACGTACCAGACCTAACAGAAGATCACTACAGTTGGTTCCTAGCAGAGTTTGAAGGCTTTACTAAACGTAATGAGCTTGAACGTGCTATCCTTAAAGCCGCAGACATGTTAGAAAAAGGTGACTATGATCCTGTTGAAAAACTTATCAAAGACGCAGTTCAAATATCATTAACCAAAGACATGGGCACAGACTATTTCTTAGATCCACGTGCTAGATTATTAGCGATTAAATCTAATAACGGACAAGTCAGCACTGGCTGGCCTACGTTAGATAAACGATTATTTGGTGGTATGAATCGTGGAGAACTAAACATCTTTGCAGGCGGATCAGGTAGTGGTAAAAGTTTATTCATGCAGAACATAGCTATCAATTGGGTCACGCAAGGGCTCAATGGTGTATATCTAAGTTTAGAGTTGAGTGAAGGCCTGTGTGCTATGCGTATGGACAGTATGGTAGCCAACGTATCGACTAAAGAAATGTTCAAAGACCTGGACACTATCGAAATGAAAGTCAAGATGGTAGGTAAGAAATCTGGTGTGCTACAGATCAAATACATGCCAGCACAGAGTAACGTAAATCAGATACGTAGCTACTTAAAAGAACTACAGATACAAACAGGTATGAAGTTAGACTTTATCATGGTAGACTATTTAGATTTAGTCATGCCAGTGAGTGCTAAAGTCAGCCCAAATGACCTGTTTGTCAAAGACAAATACGTATCAGAAGAATTACGTAACTTATCTAAAGAACTTAACATATTGATGATCACAGCATCACAGCTTAATCGTGGAGCAGTAGAAGAAATTGAATTTGATCACAGTCATATCGCAGGTGGGTTGAGTAAGATCAACACAGCTGATAACGTGTTTGGTATCTTTACATCGAGAGCCATGCGTGAGCGTGGTCGTTACCAACTACAACTTATGAAAACACGTAGTTCGAGTGGCGTAGGTATGAAAGTAGATCTAGAGTATGACTTAGAGACACTAAGAATTACAGATCCAGGAGAAGAAGCACAAGAAAGCGGATTGCGTGGTGTTGGTGCTACTAATATCCTAAATCAGATTAAAACAGGATCAACAGTAGCACCTAGCGAAGAACCTAAAATCCAAGCTGGTGTGGATAGTAGCAAACTTAAGAGTATGCTAGCTGGTCTTAAGAACTCTGCAGAATGATATCCTATGATCAGATACGAGAAGTTCATCTAGAAATCTCATCTCTATGTAATGCTCGATGTCCGTTATGCCCAAGAAATTTCCGTGGGTATCCTTATAATGATGGATATGTTGAGGCTAACCTAACATTAGATGATGCCAAACATATTTTTATTCCTACATTTTTAAAACAACTCACACGTATATACATCAATGGTAATTTTGGTGATGCTGTTATGAATCCAGAAACTCCCGATATCGTTGAATATTTTAGATCACATAATAAAGATTTAATAATAGATATCAGCACTAACGGTAGTGCCAGAGACAAATCGTTTTGGCAACGATTGGCTCATGCAAAAGCAAATGTTTTATTTTGTTTAGATGGATTAGAAGATACACATCATTTGTATAGGCAAAATACTAATTGGAAGACTATTATAAAAAATGCTAAAATTTTTATATCGGCTGGTGGGTCAGCTGTATGGAAAATGATAAGGTTTGATCATAATAAACATCAAATTGACGAGTGTAAACGATTATCTGAAAAAATAGGATTTACAAAGTTTGAATTAGTAGATCATGGAAGAGATAGTGGACCGGTATATGATAAACATGGTAAGTTAATTCATGTGCTTGGTGACTACACAGGAGAAAAGAATTTTGAAATACTATTCCACAAAAAGAAAACTGACATGGTATTACTAGAAGATGTTGCTCCATATTTGACTCAACATTCTAATATAAATTGCTATACAAAACAAGCACGATCAATTTATATTAGTTCAATAGGAGATGTATATCCTTGTTGTTTCACTGGATTTAATCCCAAAACTTATGGTAAGGGAGAATATCACGAAGCGGTAAATGCACAACTAGCACCAATGATTGACAAGAATAATTCATTAGACTATAGTTTAGAAGAATGTATAGGCTGGTTTAATAAAGTAGAAGACAGCTGGAATAAAGATACATTTGAAAATGGTCGGTTAATCTGCTGTAATGATAATTGCGGTTTTGATAAATACTCTAAACTGGAGCAAGATCTTGCAGAAACGCACACGTAGTCTACTCACTGAGTTAGATGAACTACTTACCCACAAAGACAAGGAAAACCTCCTTGAATCACGTGCTAATAACATCATCAACGGTGCTATCAACCTCATCAAGTATATCCACGAAAACTATGATGTTGAGACTGCTACTAAACTCGAAAATCGTTTATTGAATGCGATCAAAGGTCAAGATCCTGCTAAATTCTCACGAGGCATCAGGAAAATCAACAATGAAGATTAATGAGGTGCTAGTAGAAGCTGATTTAGATCTGTCTAAATTAACTCCGCAGCAAAAACAACAATTAAAATCACAGCAAGACGCTGAAGATCAATCAGCTCGCGGATCTATCCGCCCGGGTACAGCATTTGGTCTAGGCCCACATTCAACAACAGTACAAACTCCACTTAATGATCTTGCATCAGCGGTAGCCGCTGGTTCTGCAGGCAACATGGGTTTTAGAAAAGCCACAGAAGAGCCATATGATGCTGCTCCAGAAGGCACAGAATTTCCTACTACAGCAGGAACATACGTTAAAAAAGGTGGCAAGTGGATTTTAGCCACTGATACCAAAGGTAACGTAGTAAACACGCTAGCTACCCCGACTTATGCTAAAACCTTAGATAAAGCCTGGGATCAACAGAATCAAAAGAAATTAAAACAGTCTGCTAAAGATTCGAACGCATCAAAACAACAGATTGATGCTGCCATTAAACAGATGAATAAACAACAACGTGATGCATTGAGAGCAAAAATAAACGCATCGATGAATAAACAGGCATAATTATGAAAATTAATGAACTTAACCTCAATGTTAAAAATGCATACTTGTATGAAGGTCTGACACCTAAAAATAAAAACAGTATGATGCTATGGGAGTCAGCGGGCCGTGCTATCATGGAAGCTGAACTTACTGCTGATCAGATCACACAGTTATTCCAACAGATTGAACAAGGTGCTTCAGCTGCAGGCGGCAATCGCACGCTAATAGGCAAAGGTAAAGATGCTAGCACGGCTGTGATGAAAGCCTATAATGATTTAAAATCAAAAGTTGCCAATAGCGGTCCTGTTAAAGGCATTGATGCACTATACGATCAAGCCGCTGAAAAACTTAAACAGGCAACTGGCGGTGATCAAGGGGCTATGCAGTATGTACAAAAGTACAGAGACTTTGCTAAGAAACATCCAATAGCACAGGGCTTAATCTACAGTGCGCTGATCGCAGCCGCAGGTATTAGTGGCGTTGGTGCTGGAGGTGCAGCCGCATTGGGTCTATTCAAGATGGTAGACAAACTCCTTCAGGGTGAGAAGTTCTCCAGTGCAGCCTACAGTGGTGCTAAGACAGGCGCTATGGCCTATGCCGCCGGGCAGATTGGGAAAGCTATGAAGGGTGATCAAGCTCAACAAGCCGCAGATGCAACAGGTCTTGCTAATCAAATACCAATGGATAATTTAGATGGTACTGTTGGCAAAATTCAAGAATTGATCAAAGCAGGTAAGATCACCAGTGGAGATCAACTAGACAAGATATTATCTAGCTTAGATCCTGATGATAACACCTATACTGATTTGGTAATGGATCAGTTGAATAAATTGGCAGGGTTAAACGGTGCGATGTCTCCTAGTGATGAGTTGATACAGAATTTAGGTGGACAGATTGCTAACGCCGCTACTAACGCCGCCAAAGGTGGAGCGTATGATGCCGTAACATCAGGAGCATTTAGACACCCTGCAGGTGAGATGAGTATGCAACGATATGGGATGATTAAAAACATGCTTGATGCTGGTGCAGACCCAAGCCATATACTTACAACTCCACAAGCAATAGCTGCATTCAAAAAAACAGCGGCTAGAGTAGGTGCTGAGACAGCTAAGATAATGGCTAGCCCTGAAGTGCAAAATTTTGAAAGTCGTACTTATACCCCAGAACAAGTCCAATCATTGTTTGAACATATCATCATTGCAGAAGGCTTGTTTGACAAATTTAAAACAGCGGCAAGTTCAGCAGTTAACACAGTAGGTCAGAAAATCAAACAAGGTGCACAAAAAGTCGGACAAAAAATCGCACAAAAAGCACAGACAGTAGGACACAATCTTACTACTAAAGTCACAGCTGACAAACTACAACGAGCATGGAAGTCAGCAGGATCGCCAACTGACAGTGCGGCTATCGCTAAGGTATTACAATCTGCAGGGGTTAATCTCGACGTGATCCAAGGTGCATTTAAAGCCATCGGAACTGACGAGAAAGAAATCTATAAAGGTGATGAACCAGCAGTATTCACTCCGAGCGGAAATAAAGGTGCTGATGCACAACAACCTACAGGATCTGCACAACAACCTACAGGATCTGCACAACAACCTGCTGGATCTGCACAACAACCTGCTGGCTTTACACAACCCCCACCGCCACCAACTGATGCTGATCTTGGAAATTCAATGACATCTGACGCGATGATACAAGTTGATAAACTAAGTCCAGAACAAAAGAAACTGATACTAAAACAATTAGATGATCTTGATGCGGCTGACCCAAGTGCCCAACAGACGCCACAACAACAGACGCCACAACAACAAGCGCCACAACCTGCTGAACAACCTGCTCCTGCAAATACCCCTGCAGAGCAACCAGCCGCCGCAGAACAACCTGCAGGTTCTGCACCAACAGGTTCTGCACCAACTATGAAGATCGCTGATCCAGCATACAATCCTGCATTGGCTAAACAATCCAGTTCTGGCGGAACAATAACACCTACGTCAACAGGATATATCCATAAGGCTAACCCAAACAATCCTAATTTACAACAACCTGCTCAACAGACTGCACCTACTCAACAACCAGTACAACCAAAATCTAGAGCTAAACAACCTAAGATTGGCGGCATCGGTCCTAATGATCCGAGATATGCTGATTTAGCTAAAAAAGTTGGACTAGCAGAAAGTTATAAAGAATTTAAATTTTTAGTAGATGGTATAAAGGCACGCATTTAATGAAATTATTTGAAATAAAACGACAAACACCCGATTTCTTGCTAACAGAAAGCAAGAATACCCATCTTGAGCACGTAGAAGATCTGGTGTTCAATAATGGCTATGCTGGAGCAGAAGAAGCACTTAACTACATCGACAGCCTACGCCATATGCTGGCAGAAGGCACAGGCACCACCACACAGCTGACAGTCAAGTGGGACGGTAGCCCAGCGATCATCTGCGGCACAGATCCAGCGGACAGTAAGTTCTTTGTAGGCACTAAGGCAGTGTTTAGCAAAGGTGAACCTAAGCTCTGTAAGTCAGCTAAGAATATCGAACAATGGTATGGTGATCAACCTGAGCTAGCAGAAATATTGTTGTCAGCATTAAAATACCTCAGCAAATTAAACATTGGCGGAGTGGTACAGGGTGACTTGATGTTTACTCCGGGCAAGGTCTCTACAGTAAATGTCAATGACGAAGACTGCTATGTGTTTACTCCTAATACTATTACCTATGCTGTGCCAGTCGACAGCAATTTAGGTCAGCGTATCGCTGGTGCACAACTAGGTATCATATTCCATACTACCTATTCAGGTGCAGACACAGTTGGAGCCATGTCAGCTAACTTTGGTGTAAATGTCACAGGATTTACACAGACCAAAGCTGTATGGTTTGATGATGCTACCTACAAAGACTACACAGGTATCGCTAGTTTAACACCCACAGAAAACGCTAAAATAGAAAAATATCTAGCGGCAACTGCCAAGACCATGCAGAAAATTGGTCAGCAACGATTTGATGTGGTCCTACAAGATCGAGAATTTGCCCGTATGGTTAAACCTTTTATTAATAAGATGATACGCAGTGGCGCACACGCTGTGGATCCCATAGCATTCCTTAAAGATTTTATCTCTCACTACAACAGTGAAATGACCAAAGACATCGAAGATCCAACAAGCCGTAAAGCACAGAATCGTGTGGCCAAGATCAAAGAACGTGAGCAATGGATGGCTGATAATCAAAACAATCTAACTGGAGTTTTAGCTGTGTATAAACGCATAGTTGAAATGAAAGGTATGCTCCTACACAAATTACAACAGGTAGAAGGCATAGGCACATTCCAAAAAACCAACGATGGTTATAAAGTAACTAGTCCAGAGGGTTTTGTAGCTATAGGACACAATGGCGGCGCTGTCAAGCTGGTAGATCGTTTAGTATTCTCTAGAACGAATTTTTCATCGAAAGCATAAATAAAAGTATGCGCGAAAGCGTAAAAACTTAAGGAGAAACATAACATGGCAACAATTACAAGAACAAACGGTGGTGCACGTAATCTAGGTACTGATGCAGGTAATATTGCAGTAACAGGCCGCACGCTTACACACTACACAGTAACATCAGGTGGTTTATTTACATTTGGTAACGGTTTAAACATCAACTACCTAGCAGCTGGTTCAGACTATGAAAAACTAGTTCTAGCTATTGAGCAAGTAGGTTCTATCGAACTATTAGGTCAACCAGCAAGTGGTAATTTATTCCACGTGGCTTTATCTGGTGCAGCTCCAAGCCCAGCAACAGGCGGTACATCACTACAAGCGTATTGCAACACATACGTAAATGGTTCTGGTGTTTCAGGCGCTACAGTAGCAGCATTCACATACTAATCTAAAACTTAGTATTCAAGTAAAACAAAACGGCACTTTTATAGTGCCGTTTTTTTATGTCTATAAATATCACTGTGGACACTCAACAATATCTCTATCAAGGTTTTACTCTAGTAGATATAACCCCGACAGGAGTTATCAGCTGGTCACCTCAGAATGAACGTAAAAGAAATCAACAACGTAACTGGGAAACTGTCCAACAGATCCTGAGCCTGCGCACTCAGCCTACTATATTAGAAACTGACGATCTCGTTGACGATGTTATCAAATATAACTTTGGTATCAAGTATCAAGGTGAACACAAGATCTGGACATTCAAGTTTGGTGTCGACTATGAAGATATCTATAAAGAAGGACCAGATAGGTTCGGTCTAGTAAAATATGACTTCAGGATAACCCCAGTAATACTGGGTCTTACAGAAACTATTTTACCTGAACTTGCAGTGTTTGAACCCAAAGGTCCATGGAATAACATATACTTTAAAAGTATCAAGGTTTAGGTAAATATATTAGATGCTCAAAGGCATTCATTAAGGCACATATTAAGGCACATTGTTAAGGCTCATTCAAAAGACGGCATCGCTCACTTAGGAAGGCGAGATGGCCAAGCCAGCAGAAATTGAAAAACAGAGTCTAGAAGCCCACGTTGAAATATGTGCCGTTAGGTACGCAAACTTGGAAACTAAACTAGAAAACTTAGAACATCGTATGGATAAACTTGAAGGCTACCTAATAGGTATCAAGGACAGTCTAGACGAAAAATTTGAAGGTCGCGGCAAGCAAAGTGTCAGCATTATTGTCAGCATCTTTGGGGTCATCCTAGCAGGACTCATCGGATTTATCGGACACGCTCTCTTCAAGTAACATAAATACTTGCATGAAGATAGTTGAACTCACAAACAAAATATTACTAGCAATCACCAACGAAGAGCAAGATCTGCTTGAACAGTTTGTAGATGATATCCCTATCGCAAAAGGTCAACTAGATGAGCGAGAACAACTATTGGCTCATAATCTAACAGTCAAGGATGTGTTGTTGCGCACCAACAATGATGGCAAAATCTACTACAAAAAAATCATCAAATAACTTTGATGTTGAAAAAATCCAGCGTTTCACCCAAGAAGAACTAGGTCGGCTAGCAGATAGTCCTAGCGACTTACCTTTTTGTTATCAGCTAGGCACAGATGTGCTAGTAGGGCACTATCGTGTGGTTAAAATTAATGCTGAATGCTGGCGTGTTATGGAACAAAATCAACAGCTATTTGACTTTTTTAATCGTAAAGATGCTATCTACTATTGTATAGCCCTGCATAAACAACAAACACAGCTGGCTAAAGACATCAGAGATAGTGATAGCCTGCTAAACAAACTAGAATTTGATGCGACATTATATAGACTACGTTATAAAAAAGCACAGCAATTGGGTGACGGTTGGGGTGAAGATTTCTATTCTACACGCTATACAGAAACCATGAGTCGTATAGAACAAGTTAAAAAAGAAATTAAGAAAAACTTAAACTTGGCTAAATATATTAAACTGTAATTAGGAAATTAACCATGAAACTAGCAGAAATGTCCGTAAAATCAGCAGGTAAGATTAATAAGTTATTAGAAAGTCGTTTTGGCTTTGCTATTAACTACAGCAATCTAACTGTTGAAAAAGCAGAAAAGCTCAGCGAAACTATCTCAGCTAATCTTAATAAGATTCGCTATAGCGTAAATCTACACACAGCAGAAAAGAATCCACGTTATATGGAATTACTAACTGTCAAAGAAGGATTAACAGCTTGGCTTGACGAACGTCGTCAACAACTTGTTGAAGGTGAAGTTGGTAACGCAGAAGTTCTATTGGCTGCTAAAGATATGGTTGATAGCGTCCAAGACGCTATTGAAAAAGTAGGTAAGATGCAGAATGAGCAATTACCACAACTACTTGATTCGATCCGTGACCAAATTGGTAGCGAACAAGCAGACGCATTTAAAAACGCAGTAGGTACGACATTAGACACACTAATGCAAAATCTACAATCAGCACGTGAAGGTGTTGACAATGGCGTTCGTGTATTATCAGGTGAGCAAGTTGACAACCCAATGGCAATGCCGGGCGATGCAGGTGCTGATCTAACGGGTGGTGATGCAGGTTTACCTCCAGCTCCAGGTAGTGATTTAGATCAAGATGAAACTGATGGTTTTAGTGCTACTGATGCCGCTGTTGGTGGTGCAGAAGAACTTGGTCGTGAATTGCGTTAATCGTGCGCTTAAATGAATTTACACATGGCCCAACAAATACTCCAGAGTCAAATTTAACAACGGCTCTGGAACTTATTCGCCACAGATATAAAGATAAAAAACAACCCCCAAAAATCTCAACACAGAGTCTAATCAACTTGGTTTTAAACACAGACAAAACCTTTGATTATGATGCATTGGTTGCGGCTAACGAAAACAATCCAGCTCTTAAAAATCTAATCAAAAGCTACAACAAAGATTATATCGAACTACTACCAGCTGGTGAACTTGACGATACAGATGCTACAACTACAAATACTCCAGATGGTGATGCAACACAGGCACCAGTGGACACAGTTTCAAACATGGCTAAACGTGCCGCCAAGACACGTGGCGCTGCTCTGTAATACCATTAAATACTAGATGATCAAGCTATTTCCTGTAGTAGAATTCTACATAACCAACGTCTGTAATCTAACCTGTCGTGGATGCAATCGCTTTAATAACTACAATTTCAAAGGCCATCAACGCTGGGCTGATCATGCACTTGCGTATGAAGCATGGAGTCATCGTTTAGATCTTCCACGCATTACAATCCTAGGCGGTGAACCTACACTTAATCCTGATTTAGAACTATGGGCTATGAATCTGCGCAGACTATGGCCTGATGCAGTTATCATGGTGCAATCAAATGGTACATATTTAAAGCCCATACATTTTGATCTATGGTTTAAATATCGTGTAGGATTTGGACTAAGCCTGCATGATCCAAATACCGCAGAAGATATTAAACGCCAATGGCATCTTAATGGATTACCAATGGCTGGATTTATAGAAGCATTTACATTCCATCAAAGTAGTGTAATAGAACAAGATGGATCATATACTTTACATACCAGCGATCCTGTAAAAGCATTCAATAGTTGTGATATGAAACATGATCATACCATGTATCAAGGCAAGTTATATAAATGTCCGGCTATGAGTAACCTACCAGATTTTGATAGTCAATTTGGATTAAAATTAGATCCTAGACAACGAGAGTTATTATACAATTACTATCCGTTAACACCAGCTTGCACAGAAGAAGAACTAGAAGGATTCGTTAAAAATAAAGATACACCGATAGTACAATGCGAATTTTGCCCAGAAAACCTCGAGTGGCATGCTGCTCTAGGTGATCATCAGATAAACTTAGAAAAACCAAACTTTGCTCCACCGGTAACAGAACAAGAATTAAAATTCTACAAATAGCTTGACATAACACACTAAATACTGTAGTATTTTACTATACTATTGGAGTTTATATATGGCTTATTCAGAAAAAGTTCTAGACCACTACGAAAATCCTCGTAATGTGGGTACCTTGGACAAGGATAGTCCAGATGTAGGTACAGGTATGGTTGGTGCACCTGCCTGTGGTGATGTGATGAAACTACAGATTGAAGTGCATGAAGGAATCATAACAGATGCCAAATTTAAAACGTATGGTTGTGGCAGTGCTATTGCTAGTTCTAGCCTTGTCACCGAGCTCCTCAAGGGCAAGACGCTGGATGAGGCTCAGACCATCAAAAACTCACATATCGCAGAAGAACTCGCCCTACCGCCCGTCAAAATTCATTGCTCGGTGCTTGCAGAAGATGCGATCAAATCAGCCATAGCAGACTATAGAAAGAAACATGAAGAAGTCACTCATTGAAAGCCCTTGCATATCAGTATGTCGCTATGACAATGAAGTCTGTGTTGGCTGTGGGCGCACGGTAGATGAAATCGTTGAGTGGTATAATTTTAGTGATGAACAAAAACAAGCAGTGTTAAACAGGATAGAAAAAGATTCTAAAGGTTGGTTTAAATAATGGATATGATCACACTTACAGCTAATGCCGCTAAACACATGCAAGATGCATTGTATAATCGCGGTCGTGGTATTGGCATGCGCATTGGTGTGCGCACCAGTGGTTGTAGTGGATTTGCCTACATGTTGGAATTCGCCGACAAAACATTTCCAGGTGATCTTGAAATAGAAGATCGCGGAGTTAATCTCATTATCAATAAAAAAGATCTGGTGTACCTACAAGGTATGCAGATTGACTATGCTAAAAAAGGCCTTAACGAAGGCTTTGAATTCTCCAATCCAAACGAAAAGGCACGTTGTGGTTGCGGAGAATCATTTACTGTTTGACATCTTATAATTAGTAATATATACTAGTAAGATGCTTATACAAAAATACAACTATACCCCCATTAACCGTGATACTGTAGAAGGTAAAAGGCTTTATACCTTACCAGATGGATCACGTGTTCCTAGTGTTACTACAATACTTGATCGTACCAAACCACAAGAGAAGCGAGATGCTCTTGAGAATTGGCGTAAACGAGTAGGAACCCAACAAGCCCAAGAGATTACCACAGAAGCCGCTAGCCGCGGAACACGTATGCACAAATGGTTAGAAGACTATGTGCGCAACGATCGTGAAATGGGCACTCCAGGCACTAATCCAAATAGTCAACAGAGTTATGCCATGGCGCAAGAGATCGTAGAACACGGGCTTAAACACGTAGACGAAGTATGGGGCATCGAAGTGCCTTTATACGTTCCGGGCCTGTATGCAGGCACTACAGATGCCTGCGGAGTATACAAGGGTAGCCCGGCGATTATCGACTACAAACAGACTAATAAACCCAAGAAAACCGAATGGATTGAAGACTATTTCCTACAATTATGCGCCTATGCTGCCGCACATAATGAAGTCCACGGAACTGATATTAAACAGGGTGTGATCCTAATGGCTGTGGCACCTAAACTCCTAGAAGACAATACCTTTGCTAGGCCGGAATTCCAAACTTGGACTGTAAGTGGTAATGAATGGAACATCTGGATGGACCGTTGGTTTGATAGAGTTGAACAGTATTATAAGTTAGCATAAATACTAGATATTGAACTAAGGTGATAACATGGCTGTAATACAAATCTCTCAAATACAGGTACGCAGTGGTCTACAGGAAGACTTGCCACAACTAGCCACAGGTGAATTTGGTTGGTCGGTTGACACCCAACGCTTGTTTATTGGTAAAGGCACACTGGCAGAAGGTGCACCGATAGTCGGTGTAACTGAAATCTTAACAGAATACAGCATTGGTTTAATCAATGTAGGTCTGGTGGCACTAGAAGCTAATGTTGCTAATTTAGCTGCCAATGTTACCTTAATACAATCACAGCTTGCTAATATAACTGGAGTATATACAGAAACTATTACACTGCCAGATAACACATCAACATTAGCCAATACAACATTAACTATAAGTTCAGTTACTCCGACTGGACATCCTTATGCAACATCAAGAATCGTAGATTACAATATTACCAGAGGTGCTGATAGCAGAGTTGGATCTATGCACGTTGCCCAATGGAATGGTAATACCATAGTATTCGATGAAGATTATAGCCAAACTGCTGATCTAGGTGTTACTTTATATTGGACAGCAAATATCACTGGTAATGCGGTCATTGGTAATCTTGCTACATTAGGTTATACAACTACTGGTGTTGGCACATCAGCTAACTTAACCTACTACCTAAAAAACTTCTACTAAAATGTGGCAAAATTTTTGGAACCTGCGTGTTAATGACAGGCTAACGCAGTGGAAAGATTTCCGCCATCAATTAGACAGACTGCCTTTAGAATCAGCAGTAGTAGAACTAAACAACATGTGGAGCACTGCTCCATTTGTCAATTATAATTTGGATCCAAGTGATCCAAACTCTTGGCCAGACCCTTGGACCTTGTTAGCCGAAAACTACTGGTGTGACGTTGCTAAAAGTCTAGGAATAGCGTATACTATATATTTTAGTAGTCATAAATCGACTGCTATGGAAATAAGAGTATATTATGATTATAAAGACAAAACCAAACACTGCGTAGCTTGGTTAGACCATGGGAAATATATTCTTAATTACTGGCCCTACGAAATAGTAAATACAAAACAAATAGAAGAAAAACAGTTACAACTGCTGTATCAATATTCAAGCACAGATTTACAGCTAGAAAAATATTAAACAAAAATAGAGGTTTCAAGTGAGCAACATTCAAGTCAAAAAACGCAGTGGTGCAATCGTACCACTAGATCTTACAAAATGGCAACTGCAAGTGGCTAAAGTTTGCCAAGGCATAGCTGACGTAAGTCAGAGTATGATTGAGATCAAAGCCCAACCACACTTCTACGATGGTATCAGCACACGCGAAATTGATGAGATTACACTTCGCGCTATCGTTGATCTAATTGACGTAGAACACGAACCAGAAGTAGGACACACTAACTATCAATTCGTAGCAGGCAAGCAACGCCTAAGTATGCTACGTAAAGATATCTATGGTGACTATCAAGTCCCACACTTATTAGAAATCGTAAAAACAAACGTAGCCACAGGATTATACACAGCAGAACTTCTTGAATGGTACTCTGAAGAAGAGTGGAACAAGATGGAAGAACTTATTGATCATAGTAAAGATGAAGACTATAGCTATGCGGCTATCGAACAACTGATTGAAAAATATCTAGTCAAGAATCGTAGCACAAAACAAATTTATGAAACACCTCAAATCAGATACATGGTCGCTGCGGCAACAGTATTCCATGCTGAGAATCCTAGTCAAAGATTACGTTATATTAAAGATTACTATACCTGCGCCAGTGACGGATTGTTCACGCTCGCCACTCCAGTTCTCGCCGGCCTAGGTACCCCTACAAAGCAATTTAGTTCATGTGTGCTGATTAAAAGTGATGATGACTTAGATAGTATCTTTGCATCGGGAGAGATGATGGCCAAGTATGCTAGTAAGCGTGCTGGTATTGGTCTAGAGATAGGTCGTTTGCGCCCATTAGGGAGTCCTATACGAGGCGGGGAAATCATGCACACTGGCATGATCCCCTTCCTTAAGAAATGGTTTGGTGATTTACGTTCATGTAGCCAAGGTGGAATACGTAACGCCAGTGCCACAGTATTCTATCCTATATGGCATCATCAGTTTGATGATTTGATCGTATTAAAGAACAATCAAGGTACAGAAGAAACACGTGTGCGTCATATGGACTATGGTGTCGTATTAAACGCAATGTTCTGGCGTCGTTTCAAGAACAAAGAAAATATCACATTCTTTGATCCCAATGAAGTACCAGACTTATACGAAGCATTCTACAAAGATACAAAACAATTTGAAGAGTTATATGTTAAGTATGAAAAACAAAAAGGTCTACGTAAGAAAGTGCTAAGTGCAGAAGAAGTATTCAAGGGCGGTATACTGAAAGAACGCACAGACACAGGCCGTATCTATCTAGTGTTTATCGACAACGTAATGAAACAAGGACCATTTGATCCAGAATATCATACTATCTATCAAAGTAATCTGTGTTGCGAGATTTTACTACCCACTAAGCCATTCAAACGCTTAGATGACGCCTCCGGTCGCATTGCCCTGTGTACATTAGGTAGTATAAATTGGGGTGCTTTCCGCAATCCAGAGGACATGCGACGTGCTTGTCGCATCCTACAACGTAGCTTGTGTAACATCCTTGACTATCAAGATTTCTTAAGCATACAAAGTAAATTGAGCAATGATGAAATACAACCCTTGGGTATTGGTATCACTAATCTCGCTTATTGGCATGCTAAAAAGAATCTACGCTATGGTGAGAAAGATGCCTTGCAAGAAGTCAAGACTTGGATGGAACATCAGGCATTCTACTTAACAGAAGCAACAGTTGAACTGGCTAAAGAGCGTGGCGCATGTTTACACAGTGAACACACACGTTATGGTAAAGGATACTTCCCCTGGGAGAATCGTGCTCGAGGTGTAAACAAACTAGCCGACTTTACTCCAACACGTGAACTAGATTGGGAACAACTACGTAGCGACATGAGATCATATGGTGTGCGTAATGCTACCTTGATGGCTATCGCTCCAGTAGAAAGTTCCAGTGTGGTCATTGGTTCGACCAACGGTATCGAAATGCCAATGAGTTTGATCAGTGTTAAAGAATCCAAAGCAGGCTCGTTTATACAGGTAGTTCCAGAATACAACAAATTAAAAAATCGTTATCAATTGATGTGGGAACAGAAAGACTGCGATGGATATTTAAAGACAGCAGCAGTGTTGGCAGCTTATGTAGATCAAAGTATTTCAACAAATACATTCTACAACCCAGCACATTGGGAAGATCGTAAAGTTCCGAGCACACTGATCGCTAAAAACTTAATGCAGGCACATGCTTGGGGTATCAAGACATTCTACTATAGCCTGATCAACAAACAAGGTGCAAAAGCAGATGCGGAAATTGCGCCAACATTGGCTGCACAACCAGATGAAACCGATGACGATTGCGAGGCATGTAAACTATGAGTAAAGAACAATATAATTTATCAACAAAGACCAACTATCTACAACGTAAGATGTTTCTAGACCCGGCAGGTCCAGTTACTATCCAACGTTTTGAAGAAGTCAAATATAATAAAATTGCTAACTTTGAAACTACAGCACGCGGTTTTTTTTGGCAACCAGAAGAAGTCAGCTTGACCAAAGACAGTCAAGATTTTAAAGATGCCAGTGATGCAGTTAAACATATCTTTACTAGTAATTTATTACGTCAGACTGCATTAGATAGTCTGCAAGGTCGCGCACCTAATCAAGTGTTTGGGCCAGTGGTCAGTATTCCAGAACTAGAAGCACTTATCAGTAACTGGAGTTTCTTTGAAACTAATATCCACAGCAAGAGCTATAGCCATATCATACGTAATATCTATAACGTGCCTAAAGATGTATTCAACACTATCCATGACACTGAAGAAATCGTAGGCATGGCCAGCACCATCGGCAACTATTATGATAAGTTACATGTGATTAATTGTAAGAAAGAACTCGGACACAAGATTGACGAACGTGATCATATCAAAGCTATATGGTTAGCCTTGCATGCCAGCTATGGCCTAGAAGCGTTCCGTTTCATGGTATCATTCGCTACAAGCCTGGCCATGGTAGAGAATAAGATCTTTATTGGCAATGGCAACATCATCAGCTTGATCTTACAAGACGAGCTCTTACACAAAGAGTGGACAGCTTTCTTGATCAATCAAGTGGTTAAAGAAGATCCACGCTTTACAGATATCAAAGCAGAATGTGAAGCTGAAGTTTATCAAATGTATCTCGATGTCATCGGCGAAGAAAAATCCTGGGCAGATTATCTATTTAAAATGGGTCCAGTGATCGGACTTAATGCTGCTATCTTAAAAGAGTTTGTAGACTACACAGCAGTCAGCGCACTTAAAGAAATTGGTATCAAGTATCAAGAACCAGCACCTAAGACTACACCTATACCTTGGTTTAATAAACACAGTGATACAAGTAAAAAACAAACAGCCTTACAAGAAAATGAATCAACTAATTATGTAATTGGAGTCATGGGTGAAAACGTTGACTACAATGATCTACCGGAGTTATAAGATGTTAACAGTATACAGTAAAAATAATTGCCCATTCTGCGACAAGGCAAAACACCTATTAAAAAATAAAAATATCGCATTCAAAGAAGTTAAGATCGATGAAGTGCCCGATGCCCGTGAGTGGCTCATTGGTCAAGGACACAGATCAGCTCCACAGATCTACAAAGGTAATGAACTATTTGTAGAAGGTGGTTATCAAGGATTAGTAAAATTAAGTGATGAAGAATTATTCAATAAACTAGGGGAAGTCAATGCTTGAAAAAACAGGATATGCTAAAGATACAGTAGTAAGTTTTAAAATAGTCAACGGTGATGAACTTGTCGCTAAAATCGTAGAAGAAACACACGACAGTTTCGTTATTAATAAACCAACAACAGTCATGCCCAGTCAAAAAGGACTAGGGTTGATGCAGAGTTTATTCACTAGCGATGTAAATAAGAGTATAACATTAGATAAACGCCATGTGATGATGCATAGTCCTACAGTAAAAGATGTAGAAAATCATTACATTAAAACCACTACTGGTATTGAACCAGTTAGCCCGGGCGGTATTATAACATAGGGTAGTAACAATGTCTGAACATGACATACAACTTGTAACATCACAAGCAGGTTCTGTAGTAGCAGAGAATCAACATGTCACCTTGGGCACAGCATCTAGTGCGATCACTCCAGCCACAGCCACAGCCATGATTGGCATCAATCAAGGTGTAGCATTAAATCTTGAAGATACTGTCAAAGCGGCAATGACAAAATTAGATACCGCGAGATTTCAAGATACAGACCCTGGGCTAGCTGCCAATGCCAATATAGCTTATAATGCTATGACTAGTTTACAGTCAAGTTTAGGATTTGGTGGCACTCCCAATCATGCGGCATTTGGGTCGTTCCTTAATCAAGCACAAGGTCATATCAAAGACAGTATTAGTGTAAGACGCAGTACCGACTTCATGTCCAATCTCAACTATAGCGATTTTGGCAGTGGTATCACCAGTATGTCGAGTATGGTTGATCGCGGTATCCCTAGCCAATTTGGCAGTTTATCTGGTGCTGGTGCTGCCATAGCATCAACAGGTTCGATGTTCAATGGAATCGACATTAAAAACTTTGGATCACCAACAGGCTTAGTCCAATCATTACAGAATAACAAACTAGCCAATGCCACTGGTGTAAATCAAAAATTAACTGAAGCAGGTGTAGACTTAAATGATCTAGACAATCCTGTTTACAAAGATCAGATCAGTCAGGTCATGGGAAGTATTAAAGATCCAAGGGCGATTAATATTTCTGCCGATCAATTTAATATTACTGATCCATTTGGTGGATTACCTAGTTATACAGGCAATGATTCTAGTTTATATAATACTCCGACTTTCTTAGGTGGTACCAGTACAGCCACACCCAGCACTGGGGCAACTACCATGGGATCATCAACAAAGGCCACAGGTATTGGTGCCGATATCGCCCCTGATGTAGGAAATGCAGGTGGTATACAAAGCCTTAAAGATCTCAGCGATTATACTAAACTTGCTAATCCAGGCGATACCACAGGATTCACAGGAGGTGCTGAAGGTATAGCCAGCAAGTTTAAAGATATGGGTGCTGGATCTCTAGTAGATGCCAGCCAAGCACCTAGTTTCTTTAGCAGCATACAAACAGCATCGACTCCATTGACAGACGCAGCGCATCCAACTCTTGGTAGTTTGATGTCATCTCTAAAACCTAATATTGATTCATTGACCGGTTCAGGTAATGGCCCGCTAGGCTTACCTAATATACGTGATTTCGCACAACACGTAGGCGGTGGTCCTGATATTAATATTTTCAATGGTAATACTATCAGCAATAGTTCCTGTCTTGCTTTACAAGGATCAGTGTCTAATGCTACTAATCTATGGACTAATATAGCCGGAGTTGATCTCACTAGCCCACCACCCAACGGCTTAGGTAGTTCGATGACATTTGCCACTAACCTACACAAGTTTGGTGCCGACACTAGTGGATCAGGTATAGCAGATGTCCTACATGGTATGGCCAATACCAGCACCAAGTATGGTGAAAGCATCAGAGCCAGCCTGGCAGAAGGTAAGAACAATAATCTATTATCAGCCAATGGTATGGGTCCAGTTAAAACAAATCCATTTGAAGGTGTGCCTAGTTATACAGGATCCGACAGTAGTTTAGAAACTGGCGCGGCCGCCAAGATGTTGGGGGGTTAGCATGTATCTTAACCCAACACTTGAATACAAACATATCAGTGAATGGGCTAATCATCTTGTTGGCCGTAGGATAACTCCTCGCAACCTAGTTAAAACACTTGGCAAACATCTTAATCGATATCATCCGATACGGGTTAAATTATACAGTGGTGCCAAAGGTGGTCTTGACCCAGGTGAATTTACCATCGGTGCCGAATACGATCCGGGCCTAGATGAAATCCGTAAGAAACAATTCATCATTGATTTCATATTAAACTATCCTAAAACTACTCCCATGCTGTTCACTGAAGAACTAGCAGAAAAGATCACTATCGATCTAGTAGAAACACTGATACACGAATATGAACACCAACGACAATATCGTAGTCGTAGATATCGCATGCATAGGAATATGTTTAGAAGCCATCACAAAGATCCCAAGGTCCGAGCCGACCAAGAATATCTAGGTGATCCAGATGAGATAGATGCTTACGCACAGAATATAGCGGCTAGACACTATTTAATGAAATATAAGTTAAATATTACTAGTGCTAGCAAGATCAATAGCCCAGACTTAAAGCAATACTACAAGGCATTTGGCAAGGATCATGAAGTAACAAAACAATTACTTAAAAAAGTCAAAGAAAATATCAAATACTTTAAGGAAAACGACAATGGCAAAAATCACAGAAGAGTCCACAAAAGACCTCAGCTTAAACGAAAACGATGAAACGGATGATGGCCTTGCACCAGATGACTATGTGTTTATCATTGGTGCTAACGGTAAAATGAAATCAGTGATTTTTCCTGCCGAAGAAAGTTTTGAATATAGTTCAGATCTACTAAAGGTGTTTAAAGCTGTTGGAGTTGATAATCCCGACAGCCTACTCGATACTCATACCCTTCACTAGACTACGCAGGTCAAACATCGTAGCAACCACATCACCTTCGTGCAAGATCGCCTTGCCACCTACAGCTCGCCATTCTTCTATGTTACTAGGACGATCATCTATTAGGATGTCACCTGGGCGATAATGCTGACATTTCTCATTGCTGTGTGGACCAAACCATACAGGTATCTTAGGCCAACGTGCTTCGATCCATTTGATCTTATCCCAGAATGCCCAAGGCACGTCATTCTGTCTAGGAATAGCTGATAAGAATTTAACATCCATGTCGTTTTCTTTTGCCAGTTCCTGAACTTCTTTTACCAGTCTATGAGCATCGGGCATTTCACCAAGTTCAGAATACAATCTAGGATTAGCTGATATCTTAGCCCATCCTTCTTGATCATAACGGACGCCACCCGGTGTGCGGAATCCTACTATAGGTTCAGCGTAGCCATCAAAGTCTGCTACTACCCCATCCATGTCTAAAAATATTGTTGCCATTAAAACCACCTTAATTTAAAATAAAGAGCATCCACTGGATCCTCAAATCGGAAAGCAAATCCTTCTGTCGCACGCCACCCATGTAAATGATATCTACCACCCGGTGCAGTTTCTAACCATTTGATAATCACAGGTGGAGAATGTCGTCCACCCTTTAGCATTACTTCCCAGGTTATAACTACTTCTTCCCACTCAGCCGGCGGAGGCCATTTAACATATTGTTCCATCAGTCTAACTCGTTTTTAATGCGCCATACAGCCATACGTGTCTTAGGACCTAGGGTTCCTGTAGGTTCTATACCTTTGGCTTTTTGAAATTCCTTGATCTTTTCTGGTGTGCTGAGATCTGGTATCTTTTCACGACATACTTTATGATACTTATCAAATACATTAACTAGGTTACAATCACGTCCAGTGACAGCATCCAGGGCATGATCAGTTAAGGTCTTGTGTGTAGTTCCATAGCTGACTACATCTGCGGCAGTCTTTACTTGATCAACAGTTTCCGCAGTGGCTACCACAGTAGCACTGGCACCCATATTACTGGCCAGCATGGTCACGCAACCCTGTAACAATAAACACACAAGTAATATTAATCTCATCGATATTTTAATAAAAATAATGTATAGTCTGCATCTCGCACAAAGTCAAGATGCATGGTGATACGCTCATAGCCAGCCGGTGCATCATCCATCTCCATCATCTCAACTTGCCTACGCAGAGTAAAACCTAATGCTTGCCCTATACTCAATGCTGAGTATTCTTTGGCTAGTTGATCCCAAAGACCGTGCCACTCGTTTTCATCATAACTTATAGTTCTCATACTTCAATATATTGTAGTTTAAAATTATCAGCACGATGTTCGTGACCAATATAGCCGCGAGGGTTACATACTATCCTTGTTGTACCAATAGTATAATCAAACGGCTCATGCGTATGTCCGTGGGTCCATAACTTAATCTGTGGACGATAAGCGATAAAGTCATCTAAGTCACTGGCAAAGCCACCATTCATGATAGTGTCGTGAGCATACTTAGGGTGTATGCTTTTCTTACTTGGACAGAAATGCGTGACTACCACAAACTTATAATGTGGACGATTGTAAGTAACATGATTGATATAGTCTAGACTACGCTTATGTTCAGCTACAGCATCTTCAGGTGTAAAACGTGCAGGCTTCCACTCATTCAACATCCTAGCACTATTTTTAATTAAACGATAGTCATTCATCATGCTGTCTATATGGTGCATGGTAAGACCATCTTCCTCATTCATATTGGTCCATAAGCTAGCACCAATGAAAGTATAGCCAAGAATGTCCACTGTTTCATTTTCTAAAATGTGCAGGTTATCGTGAGTAAGTTCTTGTTTTAATTTTGCCACAGTTGTTTGGAAGTCAACGTTATAGTATTCGTGATTGCCCACAACATAGATGACCCGTGGGAAACGTTCACAACACTGAGCAAAGAAAGTTCTATAACGTTCGTCATGTTTTTCTTTAACTCCTAGATGTTGTGCCATAAGGATATCACCAGACAAGATCAATACATCAGCTGCCTCTGTGTTATGCAATTCTATCGCGCCAAACTCTAAGTGTAGGTCACTACCCAATGCTATCTTCACTGTTCGATATACCTTTCAATTATCTTTAACACTTCTTCACGGTCACGTGATCCCCACAAGCGATTGTTGTCAAACACTCCATGGTATTCTCCCATCATACTATGGCTGATATCTCTATAGTCGTTGATAAATGCCTGACCTAGACGATAGTCAGGATTCTTTAACACTTCAAACATATATCGCTTTTCGAACTCCTCGAACTCTTGCATGGTTATCTTCATGTCCACTCCAATAGAAACTTGCTACACTCTACATCTCGTTTGAACTCTAGATAAAACAGTTCATCGTCGGTCATCATCTTAACATCATACCCGTGGGCACGCAACCAACCAGGAATCTCATCCCAGACAAAGTAGCCATTCTCAAGGCCAAATCGCTCGACGATTTTATCTACTAGATGATCACTGAGCTGTAAGATCATGCGTATTTCAACTTAAAAAGTAAATATTTCTTTTCATCAACTATATCGTGATTAGGCAATATACCATCATAGTCATAATAGATCCTGAGTCCATAATGTTCAGTTAACCAGAACTGGAAGTTGGCTTTCTCTCCACCTGTAGCACGATAATCTACCTCAGCCCGGCGTAACATATCCCACCAGTTTCCGTCGTCACCTAATACGGTGTTCACTCGGTCCTGTGGAGTTGAGTATAGTTTATTATTATTTTGTGAAGACATAAACACCTTCAAACTTTTCACGACCCGCTACTTTATCGTTACCTACTCCTGGACGAGTATTTAACATCATCTTGATAGTCTGCTTGTGCTTGAATCCTAGGCTCTCAGCAGTGCTGATCCAACGATCAACTACTAGGTATTCTTTATTACCATAGCTCTTATAGTCGGCGATGTTGGTAGCAAACACACCATCACTATTTAATCCCTTGTGGATATTCCGCATGGTAGGCATCGCATAGCCCTCGAACCATTCGTCCATATTAGTATAACGATTCATACACTGCGTGGGTTCATCACAATACTTTTCTAGATTAAAATAAGGTGGACTTGAAAACGCCAGGTCGACGTCCTCTGGTTCATATTCTTCACTGACATTCTGTATGATCTGTCCACTATTACCAACAGCTTCGTGTATTAAACTATTTAAGTATTTCAAATGCCCTACAGTCTCAGTATTAGGATCAATGCCAGTATAGTTAAAGTTCATCTTGCTGGTAGTGATGCCTAATAGTCTGCCACCGTAGCCAGCTGAATAGTCATAGACATTACCCCAAAGCGTAGGACATAGATATTCTACGATAGTGCGAGCATGCATAGGTTTGAAGTTCTGCACATTCTCACCTGTGACTAGTTCTAAGGCTCGACGCATGGCAGTTGGACTTACTAGATTCTGCCCTTCACGAAATTCAAAGCAGAGTTTGATAGCACGATGCAGTTTACGATCATCTAAGAAGCGATCACGCAGACTATTACTACCACGACCTTTGGGTTCAGCTGTCATCATGTTTGGGAATAAAAATCTATTGATAGTCTGCCCTTGATTATTACCTAGTCCGATACGATAGTCTTTGACTTCATTGCTGATGCTGTTATACAAGACTTTGATGTCAGTGATCAAGCCCTGTTCAGTATAGTAGTCGATAGGCACTACGTTTATTGAACGATAGATCGCAAATACTTCTTCTATAACCTTCTCTGGACTACCTTGATATCTTTCTTTAGTATATCCAGCCAATTGTTCTGCCACTGACTCATAGCAGGTAAAGGTAGTCTCACCTTGTAAGCGTGCCAGAGTAGCATACTGCTCTACTCCCCAGATTTTGTGTAAGTTTTCAATCATACTAGTATTATACTATCAACCTGCCGTAAAAGCAAATGGATTTTGTGTGGCATTTTTTCGATACAAGAAAGTTTGTGTGGAAAAAACAGCGAATTATTCCACACAAATCTGCACTCTAAGAGTGCAAAAATACCTCCTTTTTTGGTTGACATTTTGGTAAATTGGTGCTATAATGTTTACATACAATAACAAAACAGGAGCAGAAACCATGAAAAAACTGACATATTATTTCAAAGTAGGCGAAAAAGAGTTCAAAGTTAAAGCTCTAACAGCAGGAGATGCCATGCAATGGATGAACCGTAACGTCATGGATGCACTAGATATGGGTCCTTTTGCTTGGATGGATAGCGTGTTACCACGCACTTACTACGCTTCTGCGGGCAATTATTGGGATTAAGAATCAATGACTTACAAGGCCTAAAAAGTGGTTGACTTTTTGGTAAAATGGCTGTATAATGTTTACATACAATAAGAAAAAGGAGCAATAAATGACAGTAAAAACATTTAAAGTAGCAGGTATTAGTTTACATAATGGCAAGTATAAAGTTCGTTATGCCAACAATAAAAGCCGTGCTAAGGTATTGGCTAAAAATGGTCATAGTAATATCGAACTTGTAACACTTAAAGAAGCGTTGCCTAAGGAAGATATTATCGATCAGCTTTTGAACCATACGTTCAAAACAGCAGAAGCTAACGAAGCGATCAAGTTAGAAGCACGAGAACTAGGCTTCAATTTATAAGGTCAATGGGTCGGGTTATGGCCAGGCCGGTTATTATGCAGTAAATTGTGTCAGAACTAAATGCAGACTAAGACACAGGCCCTAGTGGTAGCATACTAGTTTACCGGATTAAATACCCAGAAGGCAACGTTGAATCAACCGCAAGCCAAACGTTGACACCCACCAAACAAGTCAACATCCCCAGGGCGTCGCGTCCTTTAGCTGATGACTTTAAAAGAGAGCTATAAAATTGCCGCAAGACGATCGTTCGCTAGGTGCACTGAGTCTTTACTCCGCGAGAACCTAGCACTATTTTTTGACGCACACTCCGGACCGAGTATTCGGTAGCAAAGGCTTAGGAGCCGAGTGTGCCTCAAAATTATTTTTAAAGCACTTTGGCAGGTTAAACTAAGGGGCCTGATTTTACCCAGAGTGCTTTAACAATAATCTTAAAGGAGCAACAATGTCTGAAGAACTAACCAAAGAGCAACAGCAGGCCAAGGATAACGCAGATTTTGAGATTGCTTTAAAAGAGTTTTTAGCCAAAGGTGGTGAAGTCCAACAGCTCGAACGTCGGGTTGGTCCTCCACTAGCCACAGCCAAATAGTATTGACATTTTGGTAAATTGATGCTATAATACTTGTATGAACAATAAAGAAACGGAGATTAAATGACTATTTACGATCCAACAGCAGACAAACTGCTTGAAGTAGAGAAACCTAAGAAGTATATCTCAAGTTGGAGTATCCGGGTAGAATGGGACAATGGTGAAACTGAAGATCTCATCGACATTCCGGATAACCTAGCAGGTGAGGTTGATATGTGGTTAACAGAAGTTGAATTAGAAAACCGTAAGGAGCAAAAATGATGACAACGCTGTTTTCGATGCGTGGTAGGTTCCCAGCCAAGCGAGTCTTTGATCCAAAGAATCCTGAGGATCTTAAAGCCTACAGACACTTCCTTAAGAAAAACAACTGGGGTAAGAACGGTTGCCCATTTGAACTCGAATGGCCGTGGCTCAGCATACCCTATATGATCTCACATAAGATCACAGAGCACACGCTGAAAAGTATCTAATATCCAGGGCTCGTAAGAGCCCTTTCTCTTGGCTATAAATATCTATATGGCCAGCTACTCAATATCAGCTAACGACGTTAGCCAAACCACACCAGTCCTACAGAAAGGACCCATAAGCATACACACTGAAGTCACTGTGTATTGGACCGTGGGCGAAAACCCTGTGGCCACAGACCGTTGCGCACTATTGATGGCTGGGCAAACACGCGATCTACGCTTGCCTGTTAAATGCAGCCGTGTTGCAGTTCTAGCAGTTGATAGCCCAGGTTATGTTACCGTATCTGAACAAAGTGGCGGTGCTAGTTCTAGCTGTTCTCTGTAAACTAAGATAAATAACTTAAATATACCAAGGAATTTAACAAATGGCAACACAACAATTAGTTATTTCAGTATCACCTACCAGCACTCAAAGCGCAGCCTTAAACAGTACCAAAGTCAAGGTGGTCAGCAACGTGGCCTGCTTCTATGCTGTTGGTACTAATCCTGTAGCCTATGCTACTGGTAATTGCGCACTACTTCCTGCTAACACCGTGCGTGATATCATAGTAGGTGATGGCTCATATACCAGCACTTGGACAGCATTAGGCAACATCGTGACTAGCGTGACTAATCCAAAGATCGCTTTCATAAGTTCAAGCGGTGTAGCAGGTGTAAGTGTAACAGAAATTGGCAGTGTAGACTTCTCAAGAACAGCAGACTAATATGAAAACAGCAGAAATCTTACGTAAATTAGCAGACGTCATCGATCAACAAGAAGGTGGTGCAGAATCCCGCCCAACTAATTCAGTGCCGCACGCTGAACTTGAGCCTGTAGCTGTAGATAATACAGATGGCACTAATCCAATTGCGATGGTTCCTCCACTACAACAAAAACTTGAATTATTAAAAAAATCAGTTGAAGGTGAAACATGTTCAACATGCGGCGCTAGTCCATGCTGTTGTGATGGTGAAGAAGACGAATTATCATTTATCAAACGTGCAGCTGGCGTTCCTGTCGCAGTCATTGACGCCACAGCCGAAGACAACGACATAGGAGATTAGTCCTATGGCCAATCAAGCCGCTAAAATCAGCAGTGGTATAACACAAACACAGTTCAATAGCTACGTTGGTGATGTTGGACGGCTATTCTATAATCTTACCACAGGTGAACTACGAATAAGCGACGGGCAAACTCCAAAAGGATTACCTGTTTATGTAGCTGTAGGCTCAGCCAACATTGGTAACTTGCTTATCACTAATACCACGATCAGCACCTTAACTGCCAATGCCAATATAACGTTAGCAACCACTGGTGTAGGTGGAGCGATCAATGTCCAAGGTGAGTTTGTAGTTTATCAAGGCGCTAACATAGCAAACATTATCATAGAAACCACCCCCAACGGAACACTAAATTTTTATACCCCCAATCAAAATAGTCTCGACAGTGCTGTTGATATCATTGGAACTCCTACTGGAGAAATAGTAGCACCAATATTGACCGGTGTTATGTTACACGTCACTGGACAGCCCAGTCTTGTCAGTAGATTATACAATGATGGTATCAACAACTATGCTTTATTTGTTGGACGTCGTGTCAATGGTACAGCTGGCAGTCCTACAGCGGTATCGGCTGGTGATGACATAGTGCGCTATGGCGCTAATCCATACAACAGCGCAGGCACATTCCCCACAGCTGGCGTAGCACGTATAGCTATGACAGCCACAGAAAACCAGACTGGCACCAGTCAAGGCAGTAATATTAACATTTGGACCACGGCTATCGGCACTGCTGTTATACAAAATACAGCAACCTTTGACAGCACTGGTTTAACTTTATCCGCTGGTCGAACTTTAACCGCTCCTCGCGTGGTATTCAATGATGGTGGAGTAAGATCTATATCAGGTGGTACTGCCGCCACTGTGGATTTCAGCACAGACAGCATGATACTTTGGTACGTACCTAGCGGCACTGCCACAGTTACGTTGGCTAACTATACCGCAGGTGCTGTGGTTAGACTACACATCAGATTGGGTGCTACCAGTCGTGACATCAACTATGGTGTCGCATTAGGTGATAACAGCTCAACAGCCGCGACTAGCTTTAATGGTAGTGGTGGTGGTTCAACAGATATCAGTAATAGTACCATGCAGTTGGTATATACCTGCTACGATGGCACAGCGGCTAATACCTACGTCAGCGTTACTACAATCTAATCGAAATCTCTTGCTTTATTCATTATATCTTGCTACTATAGCTAGTATAACTCACTAAATATATTACTATGCTTTTTGGTTACCTATTACTGGCAGTCGCCTTGACAATATCCTTAACAGCCGCTTTCTATAGTATCGCGGGCCTGACTGCTATATTCGCCGCGGCATTCTGGCCCATAGTTATCATGGGCAGTGTGCTAGAACTTGGTAAAGTTATCACCACAGTTTGGCTACACAAGTATTGGGATCGAGTCGCAGTCCAGTTCAAACTATATCTAGTTCCAGCTATTGGTATCCTTATGTTGATTACCAGCATGGGTATCTTTGGATTCCTATCAAAAGCACATCTAGATCAAGCAGTACCAGCAGGCGATATCAGCAGTCAAGTTCAGATATTTGATGACAAGATCAAGACCGAGCGTGACAATATCGAAGCGGCCCGTCGAGCTCTAAAGCAGATGGACGCACAGGTTGATGAGAAACTAAGTCGTACCACAGATGATCGAGGAGCAGAACGTGCAGTCCAAATCCGTAGAACACAAGCCAAAGAGAGAACCAATCTCCAAAACGAAATTTCCTCCGCACAGAAAAAGATTTCAGCACTACAAGAACAACGTGCACCTATAGCTAGCCAAGCACGTAAAGTAGAAGCAGAAGTCGGACCTATCAAATATATCGCCGCACTTATCTACGGTGACAATCCAGATGCTAACATATTAGAAAAAGCAGTGCGTTGGGTTATCATATTAATCGTTCTAGTATTTGATCCCCTAGCATTGGTATTAATACTTGCCGCAGATCAAACATTTGAATGGGCACGTGAAGATAAGAAAAAGAAACAAGGGTGGAGCCAAGTTTGGCAACCAGATAGCGAAGCATGGCCTGAATGGAATGATCTACCCCCGGTTTCAGAAGAATTTGATCCAAGACCTGAACCTAGGTATGAACCAGATGATGGTCCGTTGACTGATACACAGTTAGATAAAATACAAGAACTAGCTGATCAACAGATCGCAGAAGAACAAACAAAAAATACCACACTCACACGCGAACTAGAGGCAGTTAAAGCCACAGCTGAAACTCTAAAAAAAAAGTTAGTGAACTCCTTCAGCAACCTCCTAAAGAAATAATCAAAGAAGTATTTGTTGATAGACCTGTTGAAGTTGTTAAAGAGGTTTTTATTGACAGGCCAGTTGAAGTCGTCAAAGAAGTCATAGTAGAAAAACCTGTTGAAGTCATCAAAGAGGTATTTGTTGACCGCCCAGTCGAAGTTATTAAAGAAGTATTTGTTGATAGAATCGTTGAAGTTGCTCCGCCTCCTACAGAACCAGAACCCCCAGCTGAACTTCCTCACTCTGACCCTCCACCTATACGTGGCCGCCAGGCACCTGCCACAGATGAAGAACCCATAAACCCAACACCCAGAGCCGTGGTCATACACGAAAACCAAATGGTGATACCGGATTTCAGTATCGGTGCTGTAGATGCCGCCCCAGTGAACGCAGGCTTTGGCACTAGTTTTCCTGTAACTCCAGTCAAAGGTGACATGTATCTACGTGTAGATTATCTGCCCAGTAAACTGTTTAAATGGAATGAAAAGAAATGGATAGAAGTAGACAAAACCAAGACTGACAGTTTTGCCTACGATCAAGCATATATACAACATCTAATAGAGAAGATTGACACGGGTGAGTATGATGTTGATCTGATCACAGATGTTGAACGTGAACAAATATCGAGGTATTTAAATGGAAAATCAAAACAATAGGCTAATAACCTATCCCAGCACAGTAGAAAAAACTGATCATCACACAGTGGTATTGATAGACTGTGATACCAAAGATTTTGGTGATCTGTTAGTATTCCTTAAAACTAGTAAGACCAATTTTGATGTCTATACCTATAGAGGTGACATGTATGATTTGGAATGGTTGAATCATCTGGGCCATTCAGCTGATGCTTACTTGATCAATGATTCAAGCCAAGTCAAAGTTACCAGTGGTATTCGCTATGGATTTGGACAGGAATTCTTCAATCCTTTAGAGTATTTCCAAAAAATTGAACAAACTACGGTTGACCTAGTTGAATAAATCATGTTATAATAGTCACAATGGTAAATAATATACTACTATAAAGGACTATATGGCATTTGAAAATTCATTGAAAGGCAGCACTGTCTACGTTAAGAACGACAACGTCGAACAGGCCATGCGTAAGTTTAAGAAAAAGATACAGGACAGCGGACTATTATTAGATATGCGTGGTCGTGAACACTACGAAAAACCTACTACCAAACGTAAACGTAAAGCATCAGCAGCCAAAAACCGTTGGCAAAAGAAACTACAGAGCCAACAGTTGCCCAAGAAGTTATATTAGTATATAATAAAGTTTTAAAGAAATAAATAATTGTATAGAGTGCCTAATTTAGGGCTTTATATTTTAGATCTTGCTTAATTAAAGGAGAAACTATATGTCTAAGATCATCGGTATCGACTTAGGAACCACAAACTCATGCGTGGCTATCCTAGAAAACAACAAACCCAAAGTAATTGAAAACAATGAAGGTGCTAGAACTACACCTAGTATCGTTGCCTATGGCGATGAGATCCTAGTTGGTGCACCAGCCAAACGTCAAGCAGTAACTAATCCAAAGAAAACAGTCTATGCGGCTAAACGACTAATTGGTCGTAAGTTTGACGAAAAAGAAGTGCAGAAAGACATCGATCTAATGCCATTTGAGATCGTTAAAAACAAAAACGGTGATGCTTGGGTCAAGATTGATGATCGAGAACTAGCACCACCACAGATCTCAGCAGAAGTATTGATCAAGATGAAAAAGACTGCTGAAGACTATCTCGGCTACGAAGTCTCACAGGCAGTTATCACAGTTCCAGCTTACTTCAACGATGCACAACGTCAAGCGACCAAAGATGCAGGTAAGATCGCAGGCTTAGAAGTATTGCGTATCATCAATGAGCCAACAGCGGCCGCACTGGCATTTGGCATGGACAAAGCTGATAAGAAAGATAAAAAGATCGCTGTATACGACCTAGGTGGTGGCACGTTTGACGTGAGTATTATCGAGATTGCCAACCTAGATGGTGAGTTCCAATTTGAAGTATTGTCAACCAATGGTGATACATTCCTTGGTGGTGAAGACTTTGACCAACGCTTGATGGACTACATCATCGATGAGTTCAAGAAAGAGTCAGGTGTTGACCTTAAGAAAGATCAACTGAGTCTACAACGATTAAAAGAATCCGCTGAAAAAGCTAAAATTGAATTATCCAGCAGTAATCAAACTACGGTAAACTTACCTTACATCACAGCAGATGCCAGTGGTCCTAAACACTTGAACGTGACTATCAGTCGTGCTAAGTTCGAAGCACTGGTTGAAGACTTGATCACACGCAGTATTGAGCCATGCAAGGTAGCATTAAAAGATGCAGGTGTATCACCAGACGATATCAGTGATGTTATCCTAGTTGGTGGTCAGACACGTATGCCTAAGGTGCAAGAAGCAGTTGAACAACTATTTGGCAAAGCACCACGTAAAGATGTCAACCCAGATGAAGCAGTGGCAGTTGGCGCGGCCATCCAAGGTGCGGTACTTGCTGGTGATAAGACTGACGTATTACTATTAGACGTTACTCCATTGAGTCTAGGTATCGAAACCATGGGTGGTGTGTTTACTAAACTTATCAAGAAAAACACGACTATCCCTACTAAAGTTAGTCAAACATTCTCAACAGCAGAGGACAATCAACCTGCGGTAACAGTCAATATCGCACAGGGAGAACGTGAGTTTGTTAAAGACAACAAGAAACTAGGTGAGTTTAATCTAGAAGGTATTGCTCCAGCACCACGTGGTATCCCAGCTATTGAGATCACACTTGACATCGATGCCAACGGTATCTTAAAAGTCTCAGCTAAGGACAAAAACACTGGTAAAGAAAACAAAGTCACTATCAAAGCCAATAGTGGTCTGAGTGAAGACGAAATCGCTAAGATGGTTGAAGAAGCTGAAGCCAACGCCGAAGCTGATAAGAAACAACGTGCCTTGGTAGATAGTCGTAATAATGCTGACAGTCAAGTTTATCAAGTTAACAAGACACTAAAAGATCTGGGTGATAAGATCTCAGCAGATGAAAAGACAGCTATCGAGACAGCAGTCAAGGCAGTCGAAACTGCTATCGAAGGTGATGACATTCCTGCTATCACCGATGCAGTAGAAGCATTGACTAAAGCCGCAGAACCACTATTCAAAGCATATCAGGCTGCTGAAGCTGCCAAAGCAGAAGTGCAACCAGGTGCTGAACAGAATTCAGAAAAACCCAGCGATGTAGTAGATGCTGAGTTCACTGAAGTTAAAAAGGATGCCGAATAAGGGTCCTTGATTTAATCTTGCTTTATATAAGGAGAATAAGCTATGAAACAAGTATATATTAACAGTTTGGATATTCCAAGTATCCAAAGATTTGCAGTAGGATTTGACCGCATGTTTGATGAGCTCAGCCGAACAGCTGGCACATTAAATGCCAGTAACTATCCACCTTACAACATCATCAAAGAGTCAGAAACTATCTGGAAGATCGAAGTAGCGGTCGCGGGCTTTGATGAAAGTGAGTTGGATGTTGAGATAGTCAACAACGAACTAGTCGTTACGGGTGCAGTCAACAAGGAAAACAAAGCGGAACAACAGTATCTACATCAAGGTATTGCAGGCCGTGACTTTGAACGCACATTTGCTCTAGCAGACAACGTAGAAGTCAAAGGTGCCCAAGTTAAAAATGGTATCTTGACTGTTACTTTAGAACATATCGTTCCAGAGTCAGCTAAGCCAAAAAAGATTGCAATCACCTTTCAGAAGTAGTATAATTAATAGTGTAGGCAGTAGCGATACTGCCTCACTAATCAACTAAAATATGACGACATTCGAAAAGGAATTTATGGGCACCAAAGCGGTCACTAGAGTAAAACCTACTCCAAATCTCAACTTGAAAGAACCTCCCTTGTATCGCGTGATCTATATCAATGACAGCGTTACTACCATGGAATTTGTCGTCCAAACTCTTATTGAAATATTCAATCATAGTCCAGAAGAAGCACAAGCTGTTACTATGAAAATTCATGAAGAAGGCAGCGGCACAGCAGCGATACTTCCTTATGAAATGGCAGAACAAAAAGGTGTTGAAGTAACACAACTGGCCCGTAACAATGGATTTCCATTACAGGTTAAACTAGAACCAGTAGAATGATATTTAATAAAGTCCAGGAATTAAAAGCACAGGGCCTACGCATAGGATTTACAGCCAGCCAGTTTGATATGCTGCATGCTGGTCATGTTGCTATGCTAAGTGAAGCTAAAAATCACTGTGATTATCTTATCGCTGGATTACAAAATAATGCCAGCTGGGATCGTCCTGAAAAGAACGCACCAATACAAAGTATAGTAGAACGTCAAATACAACTAGCGGCAACACGCTATGTAGATGAGATCGTGGTCTACAATACAGAAAAAGATCTTGAAGACATATTATTAACCTTACCTATCGATGTCCGTATCTTAGGTATAGAATACGAAGATAAAGATTTCACAGGTAAAGATATCTGTAACAAACGCAACATTAAATTAATCTTTAACAGTCGTGATCACAGTTTTAGTTCCAGCAGTCTTCGCAAACGTGTAGCAGAAGCGGAAAGTAAACGATAATGGATATAATGTTAGATTTAGAAACATTAAGCACACGACCAGATGCTACTATATTAACCTTTGGTGCTTGTAAGTTTAGTCCTTATAATCAGGAACCTATAGATAAAGGTATCTACTTCCGTGTCAGTGTTGATGAACAGATCACACTTGGGCGCCATGTAGATGATAACACTGTTGAATGGTGGGGCCGACAAGCAGATGATGTCCGTGAAGAAGCATTAGGTGAAGGCGATCGCGTTTCGTTAGATGAGTTTACCAAGCAGTTAAATAGATTTATAGTAGGGTGTGATAACATCTGGGCACAGGGTCCTGTGTTTGATATCGTTATCTTAGAAAACCTTTATCGGCAATTGGACTTACCTTGTCCGTGGCAGTTCTGGCAGATCCGTGATAGTCGCACACTATTAAGCACACATGGTGACCCTAGAGATAAGAACAAAGCAGGCCTGCACAATGCCTTAGAAGATGCTGTGAGCCAAGCCCAAGCAGTTCAAACAGTGTTTGAACGTTGTGGTATTACGGAGAAACGTTAATGGATATTATATTTGGTAGAGAAAACGCTGAAAAATTGCGTGAAAAATATACAGTATTGGACCTAGAAACTGTAGAGAAAGACGGACACAGTATTGAAGTATTTTGCCTAATAGCCGCAGACAAGATATCAATCGGTGATCTACCACAGTTAGAAAATTGGATTAAACTACACAATGATTTCCTACACGGATATCAAACACAGCAATATGACTACTGCCGCCAATGTATTGAGCATTTAACAGGCAAATTTGGTGGGGAAGTAGATAGTTTTTATTCTATTATTTTAGAAAGAATAGAAGCTGCAGAAGCAGTAAATCCAGACTAATCTAATCAACAATACACATAGTTAATTAATCTCCGTTCCTGTTAAATAGTAATAAGGAGCCGAGAAAATGAAACTATGTATTTCATTCCTATTTCTATCTATATCAGGTCTGGCTGTAGCACAACCTCTCCCTGACTATTCATTCAAGAGTCCTAGCTTTAATGGCAACGGATACTCATCTCACGTCTTAACTCTTGAGAACCAAGAGCACACACGTAAAGAACAAATCAAAAAAGACCTACAAGCGGCCTTAGATAAGGAAGCAAACGATAAGAAAAACACCAATTTGGCCAAGTTTTTGAACAATTTAGAGTCAAGAATCTATGCTCAGATAAGCCAAAACGTAGCAACTGCTATGTTTGCTACAGGTGGTAGTGATCACGGCACTATTAATTTTGAAGGCAGTGTTATCAGCTGGCAAAAGAACGGATTAGATAGCATTACCTTAACAGTGGTAGATCCAACAGGATCAACTACAACAATTGAAGTACCATTGGGACAATTTGTATTCCAATAAGAAGGCTATGAAAAAGTTATTAACATTATTTTTACTGTTATGCTTGACAGGCTGTGCTACCACAAGTATGGTCACGGGTCCTGAAAAGCCTACAAAAGTTAAAAACTTGATGCAGAAAGAGTTTGACGTTATTCCACCACCTGCGGCAGGTCGCCCAGTGGTAGTAGCGGTCTACAGTTTCTTAGATAAAACAGGACAACGACGTCCTAGTGCCAGTATCGCTAACTTGTCAACAGCGGTTACACAGGGTGCAGAAGCATTCCTTATCAAAGCCTTGAGCGATGTAGGTCGAGGTCAATGGTTTGTGGTAGTTGAACGTGTGGGCATTGACAGCCTAACTAAAGAACGTCAACTTATACGTCAGATGCGTGAAGCCTATGATGGTGCCAACGCTAAACCACTAAGCCCAATGATGTTTGCTGGGGTGATCGTAGAGGGTGGTATCACAGGATATGATAGTAGTACTAAGAGCGGTGGCTTTGCCGCACGTATACTAGGTATTGGTCCACAGACACAATACAGTGAAGATATAGTAACAGTAAGTTTGAGATTAATCAGCGTTAACACAGGTAAAGTATTAGCCAGTGTAAACGTGCAGAAAACAATTTACAGCACCAGTGATAGTTTGGCCATGCTGAAATTTATCAAAGATGGTACGCAGGCGTTTGAACTAGAAGCAGGACTCACTATAAATGAGCCCGGAACGCAAGCGGTCAAGGCAGCAGTTGAAGCGGCTGTCGTTGAACTGATCAAAGAAGGTCAGCTCAAAGGTGTATGGGACTTCAAAACTGATGACATTGTTGGTGCTGGACCTAGGATAGACACTCCCTCGGCTCCTACCCCAGTAGAGATCAAAACTACTCCAGCACAGCAACCTGTCAGCGGTGATACCCCAACCGTAGTTGAAACTTCTAAGGTGACAACTACAAAAGCAGTAAAGAAGAAAGAGAAGGTCTCTGATATAGAACAACCTTCAGTTAAAGGCCCCCGGGCCAAGGAGCAAGTAAATGTACAATTACATTAAACTATGGGCAGTGATGCTAGCTTTGTTTGCGATAACAGCGTTTGCAGCAGACAACAGCATCTACATCGATCAAAGTGGTGATAATAGTACGATTGACGTCACGCAGACAGGTGCAGGTAACGTGGTGCGTGGTATACAAGGTGTTGGGTCAAGTAATACAACTCCAGCTAAGATCTACGGTGATAACAATGCTGTTGATATTAGACAAATAGGTTCAACGAATACATTGAGCTTAGGTGTAACAGCTACGACAGCGGTAGGTCGTGCGTATGGTATTGACTTAACCTACTATGTAACTGGTAACAGTGGTACGGCTGTGA